GTTAAGTTTGCTAAAAGGAAGATTGAAATGGAGTTTGATGGTACTCTTAGAAGACAAAGACATCAACTTGAGTGTACTGAAGCGTATTACGAAATCTACAAAAAGCACTTCGGAGATCTAATTGATCATAGAATCTCTGAAAAAATCAGTGTCTTAGGAGGATGTCTTGGTTGTCTATTTGAAACAATCTGCGAATCCACTATGTCAATTGATGAGATGAATGCTACCATCGAAAAATACATAAGATTACAAGTGAAGACTATGAATCTTTGGAGTTGTTAGATTGGATAACCTTCTATATGTTTTTTTGCGTAACATCCAGAAGCCATATGACTATCACGTCCACAACGCTTACAAACAGGAGATGCTGCTTCCATTTCTTGGAAATCAACTTCCTCATTATCACTGCATGGAAAGTTGATCACTAATCCACTATCAATATTTAGCAATTTCATATACATACCACATTGAGTCGCATGATCATCTTTTATGTTTCTAACTGACTTCAGTTCAACTACGATTTTTCCATCAATCACTAAGTCTGCTCTTACTTGTCCTACTTCTACGCCTTCAAACATGACTGGAATTACCTGTTCGGATTTAAAAGGGATATTGTGCTTCTTGAGAAGAACCTCCATCGCATTATGATATATCCGTTCGCTAAATCCAGCTCCGAGACCACTAAATACACGTTTTGAGAATGATTTGACTTGTTCCATTATACATTAAACTCACCTACCATCTAATTCTTAAACAAAAACAAATCCATTTTTGACGAAGTTTGAATTTAGTTTACTTAATCTTCATCTGAATCATTATCAACTTCTACAACTTCATCTTCATCTTCTTCAAATTCATCCTCAGATTCTTCTGTTTCATCATCATAATCTTCAGATCCATATTCAGTATCCTCTTCCTCTTCTTCATCATCTTCAGATTCATCTTCTTCAGCATCTTCCTCGTCTTCAGTATCTTCTTCTTCATCTTCGGATTCATATTGGGTAAATCTTCTTGATTTTGAATTTTTTTTTTAAAAATTACCTGTTCTTCTATTACATTTGGACAATCTCTCTTAAAATGTCCACTCTCTCCACAACCATAGCATTCATATGTATTTGATCGTTGAGGACATTCCTTTACAAAATGATCACTCTCTCCACAACCATAGCATTCATCTGATTCACTATGAATCTGTTTTTGTATGAAAGACTTTTCTTCTTCGGATAAAACAACAGTTGTCCAAGGTCCACCACGAACATTATCAATTCCATATTTCTTCATAAGATCTTTAGTAATATTTGTTTCATCATGTTCACTAGTTATTGGTATTTCCTGTATAGCTGGCATAATAGGTTTGTATTGTTTAGTCCATTCAGAAGCAGTTCCATATTTATGTTCAAGAAAACGACGATCTGGATCTGAACTTTTACCAGCATAGTACTTTCCATCTTGAAGTTTTAAGACATAAACGAATTCTTGCATTATGTATTAGTTACGTATACTGTTTAACTTTTAAGCAAAAAAATGTTGATTTTAAACCAATTCCTTCGCATCCAAGACACGACTCCATGCAAAGAGCCATAATCCAGATCGTTCACATTTTTCAATGATTTTAGGAGTCAACTTCTTGCGATCACGAGTGGACATTTGGGTATTGAGACGCATCAACCGAGTCCAGAATTCAGATGGACTGAGTTTGTTCTCTTTCATCACCCTCAGAAATTCATTCATGACCATGTCTGAATTGAAGTTAGGGGCATTTGGACGACCTGTAGTCACTTTCAGTAGTTTGTAGGTCTCACAGAATGTATCTCTCAATTTGATGAGTTCTGTTGGGTCTACGGTTGTCTCTTCAGAGACGTAGAGTTCAGGTACAGAGACTGCTTTATTCAGTCTTAGGAACTCAATTTTCACACTCTCGTCGGTTGCGTCCCACAATATGTCAACGAGAATGGGATTCATGCCTTCAATTCCAATCAAGACTTCACGACGATGATTGGATTCATAGCAGACTAGTTCTTTGTTAATGTATGCAAGGTAGAGCATGCCATCCATGCGTTTAGATTCATTCATGAAGTCATGGATTTCAGCAACACGATCCTTATCAGGTGGTCGATTATACTTCCATCGTTTGATTGAAAGATCATTATAGATGGATTGAGGAATCCAATAGGTGTAATGGTTATTTTGAAGTATTCCTGAACAGTTTTCATTAAGATGCTTTTGTAGAAGATTTATCATTTTAGAGTGAAAAAGGTTACATTTATTGGACTTAAATCCATTTTATATTTTAGTAATTTGGATTGAATCATCACGTGATGCCCTTGATAAGCATCTTGTAGAGATAGGACCTGCAATGTGAACTTTTGATAATGCAGTTCCACGAGAGATAGCAGTATATGCAATTTCCCATGTCATTATATTAGTTTCATGTACAATGAAATCTTCTTTGATTGTAATCCCTTGACACTTGTGAGCAGTTATTGCAAATGAGTAGTCAAATAGTTCACAGAATGTATCCCATGGGATGTCAACATATTTTAATTCTCTCTGTAGTCCTATTTGTTCATCTTCTTTGTTAACATTTACGATTATCCACTCCTGTGTCTTGAAAATCTCCCTAGATTTGTCAGTTCCGTTGTAACACATAACTGGAAGTCCAATACATACATTAAACGTTTTGATCTTAATAACTTCTGCTTTTTTCTCTTTAATCCATCTATTAAAACATTCTTCATTAAGTTCACTCCTCATACGGTTCGTATAGACAATATGTTTATATACAGGTGGAGGATTACTACGATTTAACCAAGTAGTAAGTTTACCAGTTTCCTTAAACTTCAGAAGAGCAGAATGAAGTGGTTTATCATAACGCGAGTATCCTTCCTTATATTGCATTTCAATAACAGTATGTCCACACATTTCCATAAATAGTGGGTTCTTATGATATGGAACCCAATCATCTATTGGTGCTGGACATTGATCAGGATCTCCAAAACAAATGACTTGAAATCCAAACTTTTTCCAAGCCTTCATCAACATGAACATGTTATTTGGAGGGAGCATAGTGTACTCTTCTAAAATTACAAGATGATACTTACCAAGAATCTCATAGTCTTGTGCTGAAAATTCAGCATTCCATATTGCACTAAGAAATGTAGATGAGTTAGCATATAAAATTCCGCGATTTCTAACATTCTGAGTAGCAGCATGGGTGAATGCAGTGACTAGCATATTTTCCCCTGGACGTCCATTCACAATCTGAAGAAGCTCATGTGATTTACCACATCCAGGCATTCCAATCACAAGGGCATTTTTTCTAAATAGTGTTTTATAAAGTCCATCAGCATCTTCCTTTATACGTATAACTTTTGGTCTATTTAGAACAAATTCTTGTCGAATTTCATCTACAATAGATATTGTCTTTTGTTTTTTATCTAGTTCAATGATGTATTGACACTTCAACTGACGTAATATTGCAGGGTATTCTTCATCAGTTATTTCAACAATACATTGTGGATTTTTACTAATAAATGTATTGAATATATCACCTGATATATGCTTATTTGATATAATACCATATGAAACATCTGACATATCAATATACCCACATCCAAGTACATACTTCACAAAGTTTAGTGGATAAAACCCTCTAGGTATCCAGATATCTTTATCATTCATGACAAAATCATATGAGATGTAGTATTCTCCTGAAAATAGTTGAAAAGGAAGTATTCCATTACGGATTGGACGTACATAATCAAAAGGTCCAAATACATTAATAGTATCATCATTGGATAATGATGTATAGGAAAACTCTTCAGATAACTTAATAGGGTAATCGTTAAACAAATTAGTTATCTCACTATTTAAAGTGCTTCTTAACTTTTTAAATCGTTCTAAGTACGTTTTATCGTTCTCCATGTTATAGTTAAAAATTGATTTATTGTTAAAATCACGTTCATTTTACTTACTCTCCAACCTAGAAACTCGTTCCAACAAGTCTTTCAAAACAATCAATACAGGTTCAATCATCAAGATCTTTTCTTGATCGTATTTTCGGGCAAGAGGTAGATTGTTGGAGTAACTGTTTCGTTCAACTGCCTGTTTCTTGATTTCTACAAAGTTCTCAAGAACCATGATAGGATTGGTTTTTCGTTCCTCTTCGATACGCTTCTTGTTTTCCAACTCCTCAATCCTTGCATGGAGAATCCTTAACTCGTGATCAATGGTGTTCATTATATACTTAAAAAGGTTTGATTTGTTAAGATTGTTTTTTTGCTTGAAGAAATCCTTGTAATTGTTCCATCTTCTTCTGCGCTGTCTCAACTTGTTTTTTTAATTCGTTCTCTTTTTTGACATCGTGAACACCTTCTTCTCGTCCGTAGAAGATGTCCCAGTTTAGACTTTTGAGTGTTTCATACTGTGATTTGAGTGTTTCATACTCTACCTTTGCTTTTCTAACTTTGGATTCTAAGGTCTTCATTTTACTATCAATGAATTTGAAAAAATTAGTCCATTTTACATTTCAAAGTAAGGAGAGAATCATTAAGAATACTAAGAACCCAAAGAGACAACAAGAGATTGCGTTTTGTTTATTCATGATACGTTTATGTATTCAAACGCAAATACATCCATTTTAGATCGAGGGTGATCGTTCACGGACTTCAGCACCTATGAAGTCAGAATTCATCCATAAACTAGATGCACGTCCGCTGAATCGTGTTACATTTGTGCGGTGCATCGTATCTTCAAAACTTCCGTAGTCATAGGAATCATCTATGATTGTTCCATTGCTAAACAGACGTTCTAACGCCCAAGCAGTGATCATTTCATCTGTGGGTTTCAATGGATCTCGTAGTGGAGGAGGACTACTTGGAACATATCGTCTATGTGTATCAAGAGCCATAAGTATTGCTTCATCTACATCTCCAGAACTATCACGAAGTTCCTGGATTGCGCGGTTTCGGGTCACACCCGCTTCTTGAATTACTTGTGTTATACGATCTTCAGTGGTCCAAATATAGGATCCAATACTAAACCATCGTACTTCGGAGCGTACAACTTCTATTTTTTGAGGTTGATCTGGGCGATTGAGTTCAATGTCTGTCAAAGCATGACGACACATAGGGCAAGTGGACGCATCAGAAGTCCATTTAGTCAAACATCGAATGTGGAAGGAATGAGAACAACTCAGAACACAGCAACCTGTAGTCTGAGTTATACTTTCATAGCAAATTGGGCATTCAGTCATCTTATATCATGTGAATCCAATTTAGTTTGGAAGTTTTAAATCCATTTTAATATCGTCTCATCATTGACTCAAATTGCCTTTGCTGTGCTTCCCTTCGTGCAGTCTCTTCCTTATCTTCAACTTGTGTCATTGTATATGGAATGTTGTAGATGTTACTACACTCCAAACTGAATCCAGTGCGATGATAGGTACTGAATGCCAAGATCTCTGATGAACGTGACATCAAGTAGAAATCAAGCAATGTGTCTCGTAATTGTTCATCGGTAGGTTCTTGATTCTGACCGATATGACAGATGGCAGTAGGAAGTGAAAGAATATTTCCACCTGTCAGTGCTTCCTTGACCCTTGTACTAGAAGACACCAACACATACGTCTTTCCTTCCTCAACCTTGGATCGGACAGCAGCAACCAAATCATCCATTAACTGGGTATTCAAAGTTGCCTGACTACTTCCAACTGCATGGGGAAAGCACACTGCGTCATCTAAGCGAACATGAATGCTTGTATAGGCTCCTGTGACTCCCAAACGAGTGAGTGAGTCTGTAATATAGGTCTCCATCTCTGGTGTTGGTTGAATCTTAGAACGAATCAATGCCTTTTCAGAGTCAAGGATTTCGTTGTACACTAGATCCTTACAAGAGTAGGCAAAAAAGGTCGGTTGCTGAATCTTGTTAAAATATCGAATGATTTCACGAACAATGTGTTGGTACGCAATATCGTTCTCATCTTGCTCGACCAACAGAGAATCAATGTGGAAGTTTCCAAGTGCTGGATAACTTAAAGGTCGTTCAAGGGTTTGATCGCAAATCAAAAACTTGCTCATAGGGTGATTTCGTAAATCCATATCAAAGTCTACATGGACTCCGGTATACTTTTCAAGAGTTCGAAGTAATTGAAGAACCATGAAGGATCCTCGAAGGTAATCTCCAAATCCAGACGCCTTAAAATCAACGAACTGGGTTTGGTAGACATTCACGAACTTCTTGAGAGTCGTATTGGAATAAACAGAGGCAATTGCGGCACAGGACATACTTGGATAGGTTGTCATTCATTTAAACCAAAATCTCCCTAATCTTTCAATGGACGCACTCCGAGCACGTATTCAATCTATGCCTCTCCCTCACCGTCTTGCAAGATTAGATGAGATTATCAACTTTTTCCGTTCCAATAATTCACCAAAACACGCAGACGCATTTGTTGAACTAAAAAATTGTTATCCTTCTTTCCCGTTCTTCAAAGATGAAGAGGCATTTCGTTTGTATCTAGCGTGGTGTCGTATTGTTCAACTACCGATTCATGGGGCGTTTGCTCACATTCTTCAACAAGGTTAAGCACTCTTCGATGAACTTTTCTTCTCCAATACGTGCGATCTGTTGCATAGTTCTCATGGTCCATCCAAACGAGAAACCAGAATGTCCACCATATTCAATATGTCTATTGATGAGTCTGAGTTCTTCATCATCGGTAAACGTATATCCTCCAACGGGTTCTTTTTTCATGTAGTCCCACATCTTAGTAGTTTCAATCGCTTGGTATGCGTCCTCTAACATTTCTTGTTCGCTTTTGCTGTATCCGAGTTTGATGAAGTCAATCATTTTGTAATGAAATCCAAACCTAAAAAGTTTTAGATTCCATTTTTTACGACTCATACAAATCCGGTTCATACAAACATCCGCCAATTCTCATATGCGCTAGTTGATTCAATGCATTGAAGTAGCAACCATCACATCTCGGTTGATTGGACATCTTTCTCCACCATTTTTGAATTTTAATGACTGACTCTACGTACTCATCTTCATCTGGATCAAAGGAAATTGGAGAAAGATCTTCACATCCAAATCGTTCAATCCAACATGACGCGCAATACCCATTTGCTCCCACTGTAATTTCAAAATCACACCCTGGACAATGTTCAGATTCATACGACATACTTGACATTTTACACTGAAAAATGATTTAGTTGATAGATTTAGATCCGTTTTGGACATTCGGAGGACCTCACTAGGGACATCTTAAGAACAACAGTTTTCGTCATGAATTCCATGACGAACATCACGATCAGCATAGTAACAGTCAATACATTGACCAACCATATCTGAGATACTTACTTCACCACATGGACACATTTTAGGTAGGTTCTTACAGTCATAACAGACCCCAGTTGGTTCATCGCCTTCTTCGAGACGATACAAGTCTCCACATTCATCACACTGACACGTTCTACAGGAATAAGGATACATGCTACATTCCTTGCAATCTTCAAATCCACAGAAGTATCCATCCGACATCTGGGTATGTTTATCAACCCAACACTTATTACAAAATCCAAGCGCCCAGACTCCTTCAGTCGTATTACATCCTCCACAGGTGTCCACTTCAGGAGGTGAGCATTTAACACACAAGTCACCTCGTTGATTCACTTCATTATGACACTTTCGGTTCTTACACAAATACATGATCTCTTCAACTTCAACTTCGCTGTTCATTTTGTTCTTTTACTTCACACCCACTACACTATTTTTTGTGGGAACCAAATCCATTTTGAACGAGTTGGGGTTACAAATCGATCAGAAGAATTTTATATTTACTTGCCCATTCTGCCCTTCATTGCATTCCATGCAAAGGAGGCGACGAGAGCAAAGACAATGGAGTGAGTGATGTTGACAGTCATGGTAGAAGCACCTGGTGGTAATCGGACCAAGACACCAGGAATCAAAAAGTAGAAGACCACTGCAAGAAAGATGAGTTTGCCGTACATTTGTTTGTCTTTTAATAAGAATTTATTTACCCTCTGTTCCAAAAAAGTCGTGGAACACATGCTTTAACTTATCATCTAACGTATCCAAGAACACAAAGACTGCGTAGATAAATACCATTTGGCCTCCAAACGACTCAAGGTATCCTTCCAATGCCGAGGTGACAGGCAATATAGGAATAAACGAATGAACGAAATAAGTGGTCCAGAATGCTACAACCACGATGATTGAGATCTCCATGGAGACATCCGCGAGTTGATACAAGTTAGACTGCTTCTCCCATTGTTCATTGAACTCTGGAAAGATGCGCCACATAGTCCATGATAGTAGTCCGCCTAGAAATAGGTAAAAAATAGCAATACATACAAGATTGAGAGTTAAATTTAAAATATGACCCTTCACGCTTGGAACTGTATTAAGTCCAACGTTCTTCATTATTTAAACACAAGACAATAGCAAGAGTATGTCAGCACTTAGAACTTGGGGAAAACACTTAGTCTTAGACGCAGCAGGATGCTCTCCTAAAATGATTGGATCTTCAATTGTGATCAAGAACTTTACAAATGAATTGGTGCGACGCATTGATATGAAAGCCTACGGCGACCCTCAGATCGTTATGTTTGGAACTGGCAATAAGAAGGGATACACGCTCATTCAGTTGATTGAGACTTCTAACATTGCTGCTCATTTCGTGGAAGAGAACAACTCCATGTATTTGGATGTGTTCTCTTGCAAGGACTTTGATCCTTCAATTGTGAAGGAAGTGGTTCGTGAGTATTTTGATGCACAACGATTTAGTTCAAGGGTTTTTATGCGACAGGCTCCTCTTGAAAAGTTAGTTTAAGGATCTTGCATTAGGCATACACCTGTAGTCGTTCGTGTTCCATCAGGACAGTTCTTTGCTTTGTGTTGATTGGATAGATCGGTAAAGTGTTCGGGGACAACTCGTTGAAGAATATAGAACGCAACTGCAAATCCAAGAATATATAGCAACCACTTAGAGGCTTTCGTCATTTATCTCTACTCCATCAAAATAGTCATCTTCAAAGTCAAAACTGAATGTGAAGGTGAATCCATCGGAGTTTGTATATGTGAAGTCCATAGTGTATATAATATCATTTAGTATTTTTATGATTAAACAAACAAATGCCTCGTTCCTCTAAGACTTCAATGGTTCCTCATAAATCTACACCTCCTGATGTTATCCGTCCTCAAGCACCCTCTCTTCTACAGACAATGCAAGAAGGTCTAGCATTTGGTGTAGGATCTAGTGTAGCAAGAAATATAGTTGATCGTTTCCTTCAACCATCTCTCCCTCTTCGCAGCACATGTCTCGATGAACATGCTGCATTTGACAAGTGTATTTTAACACACAATGAAGTTAGTCTTTGTTTAGATGAGAATGATAGGCTTAAAAGATGTATCAGTTCTAGGTAGTAAATTATGCTAATCTAAGAAACTCACGACCAATTTTTGAGCCGACAAACATTAATGTGGTTCCAACAAGTGCAATCGTTGAATGTTGAGGCATAGACTGAAAAAGGAGGACATGTGATACAATAAGAATTGAGAACCCTAACCAAAACATCAAACGATAAAAATCCATTTATTACTTACTACGGAGATTATCAATCGTAGTAAGTTCTATGCATGTTCGTCTCCCAGTGATAACCCCATCTTCCTAGTACTATTTTCTCAGGACTTACTCTCGTAAACAGAAATCTGAAGATAAACTGGTGAATCATTGTATGTATTATTAAACTGTATCGTTATTACGCTTCCATTTTAAACTTAAGTTTGTATCGTTCGTCATCTGGAAGTGAACTCCGATGTTTCAAGAACTGAAAGTATCGTTCGGCTAATTTATATTCAGCAGGTTTCTTGACTTTCATGACTTTTAGACGAACTTTCATAATCATTCCCACTTGCCATATGCGTTTGTGAGGATACTTTTTTGCTTTATACAATCGTTCTAACTTATTGATCGTTTCTTTCACATCTGTAACGGTTGTATACTTGATAGGTATTGTATCGTTAGGATTCTTATCAATATACACGTCAAAACTCTTATCGGGATTTTCAGAGTTAAATAGAAAGTTTCTTACTGTCTTTTTACCATTTCTTCTTAGTCTGCGTGTTTTCATATTGTTTATGTAATAGATTCTAAAAATAGATCTTCTTGATCCAATCGCGATCAGTTCGGTAGATCTTTGAACGAGTGGGTGCTACGTTTTTATTCAAGACTGCAATGGCGTTCAACTTACGAAGTGTTGAAAGAGCACCATACTCACTCACTGCTTTGATAAGTGCCGTATGACGTTGATGTGCTGGATTTGTATGATCATATCCAGCATCCTTGAGATCACCCTTTTTAAGTGGTCCAATGACAGCAGGTCCCTTTCCTGGGTTTCCTTTGTTCTTGATACAGGATGCCTTAACGCGATACGTTGTTCCGCGATTTAAAAGACGTCCAAGAATTGTCTTCTTTTTGCGTGTTGCAGTATATCCTTCTCTAAGAATCTGTCCGGATGGACATGTTTTTCCACCTTTTAAAAGACTTGAGATGCGAGTATCGTCTTCATGCATTTGTTAATCTATGGTATTTTTTCTGTTCGGACAGGTAGAACAACCTTGTTTAGGACTCTCAGGTGTCTTCCATATATACATAAAAAAGACAATGAGTGCAAGTAATGAGACGCCTAAGAACATCATTTAATTAGAAGATAGAATTGCTTTAGAGTAACTGAACAATAGTATGTATATGCCCTCTATCGTCTATGGCGGTCTGAGATATACACAATCAAGACACGCAATCTACTGTAAGAAATGTAAAGAAACAATTGAAAGTAAACATGTTCACGATTTTAAGTTTTGTTCTTGTAGAGCAGTAGGAATTGATGGTGGAATCTCTGCTGGAAATCGCATCTTAGGTGATTTATCGGATATGGAAAACAGGAGTATGTATTGTGCGATTGTTGATAACAAGAAGATATATCTACCGCAACATGTGATGGAAGAACATTTTAAGACCCACAAAGTATTTGTTACAGTTCCCAATTAAAATCCGACTATTCAATAATGAAAGGTAGCGGAAATTGTTCTTCTACTAGCACAGATCCTGCGTGTGTGGTTCCTACCGAGGTTCCTGGTGAAGTTCCAAACCCAATGAACATTGACAAAATGATTGATGCAGAAAAAGTGAAATATCAACAGGCCATCAAAGACTATCAAGACGCTGAGAAGAAAGCAGAAGATGCCAAAACGGCGTTCAAATCTAACCCAAATTCAGAAACTAAGTTCAAAGCAGAAATGGCTATTCGTGATAAGTTCTCAAAGAAAACACGATTAGATCATCGTAAGACAATGCTCACAAATACATTGAGACTAAGAAAGAAGGGTGGAAGGAGACTTAAACATCGCAAAACTCATAAGAAGAGATGGGCATCCCGTACTACGTTGCGTCGCTCTTAAGAACACATAAACATATTCAAAAAGACGTTGGAAATCTGCGTATAGATTGCCAAGTATTAGGATTGGATTTTAACGCTTTTATTCATACCTATTTGAAATCTGAGAACCCCATTGGAAGTGTCGTAGTAGCATTACGGAACTTCTTACGGGATGTAGCGTGTGGGAAGAAAGTGTTGATTGCGTTGGATGGATTGGTGCCCTATGCAAAGATTGTTCAACAACGGTATCGTCGTATGAAGAAACCTGAACCTGCTTTGTTTGATAAACATCAAATCTCACCTGGAACTCCATTTATGATTGAACTCGAGGACACTCTGCGATTCTGCTTTCCTGAATGTATTCTGTCTGGAACCGATGAACGTGGTGAAGGAGAACACAAGATCTTCAAGTGGCTTCAAGCGATGGAACATTCTGAACGTCAGGATATTTTGATTTATGGAATGGATGCTGATTTAGTCTTGATTTCGGTAGCACAATCTGCTTTAGGTTCGATTAAACTCATTCGTGAAAACCGAGATTCAGGGTATTCAACGTTTGATATCAGCGCATTGTGTAAAGTGTTACCTTTAGATCCGGATGATTGGGTTCATATGTGTATCTTTTGCTTTGGTAATGACTTCATGCCAAACCTTGCGATGTTTTCATTACGAGAAGACGGGTATTCACGAGCACTTTTTTTCATCAAAAAGGATACACTGAAAGGAGCAATCAAAGATGAACTCAAAGTCATTCTAAAACGAGCAAAAGACGCAGATCGTAAGTTTGTTGCAAAAGATGGTCATGCGCTTGAAAGTCGTATGGCATTACATTTGATGGATGGAGTCTTAGATTGGAGTAAAGTTGAATATGCCTATGAAAAGACGTTTGAATGGACGTTACACTATTTCAAAACATCTGATGTTCTAGATTGGTGCTGGTATTATCCTTACCCAGAAGCACCTTTATTCTCATCCGTCACTGAAAAGGAAGAACGAACCACAGAGTTCACATGGGAACATCCAACTCCCCCTTTTGGAATCAAAGAGCAATTGGATTTCATTCTTCCAGGAAGAGGTGTGTATCCAGACGAACTCTACGATGAAGGACCTGATTCACGACATATGTGGATGAAAGCGTATTCTTGGGAAACCGATCCTTACATTTCGCTTCCTTGGAATCCTGTGACTCCACTTACTCATATTACCTTCGGACTTGGAACCGACCGCCACTAAATCCCATACGAGGAGCAGAACGGGGTTCAAAACGCACAACTGAGGGTGTTTCTTGAGTAGGTGAGTCTAATACGTGTCCAGGTAAAACGACTGTATCTTCTGGAATGTCCTGTTCAAAGTTGTTGTCACGTTTCTGTACATATTGAGTTTCAATTTTCATCATTTCTTGAATCTTTTTTAACGAAGCAAATCCAGAAGCGTCTTGCATTGTACGCCAAAATCGTTGAATGTGACTTAAATACGCAATGCGATACTGTTGTGCTGATCGAGATTTTACATTGGTTCTCAATATCTCAAAACATGCGGCAACTGTTGGATAAATGGGTTTATTCAATCTCCGGTTCACAGAATTGTGAACTCGAAATGTGAAGAGTAGAAAATCACGTCTAGACGTTAACATCTGTGGATAGTTTCGTCTATACGATGCTAATGCAATTCCAAAGTGTTCTCGACAACTTGGACATGTAATGGTTGACTGAAACATATCTAACCACGCTTGCGTCAGTGTTTGTTCCGCAGGTGTTGGAGAATCAGGGTAGCATGACGCAACGGAATGTAGAGTCATCCATCCAAGTGGTCCCCAAATCGAAGTCATTACAATTACATTACTTTGCGACAATCATTCCGGCTTCCATACCGCCTTCTAAAATTTCACGAACAATGTGGGGTGGTGTTTTTGAATCCACTGAAAGACCTGATTTACGAAGTTGGTCACGAACTTTAACATCCGTCATACTTTTTACTTTTTGTTTAATGGTTTTGCGTCGTAGTGCAGCTCCCTTTTCGGTAAGTATTTTGAGAGTTCCTTTACGGTAAGGTGGGGGTTTGGCAGGATCACGCACACCTACAATCGGATCTTTTTTAGAACGCGTACCTTTCATGACGCCACGTGGGTAAGTTCGCATTGACTTGTGGCGAGAACTTGCTACTTGAGGAGGTGGAGTAGGATCCGAATGATCCACCTTTTGAATTTTGACACCGGACATGCTTATTCAAAATGGATAGATATATTTACAGCGAACAAGACCTCATAGTATTACCATGTCGTCAATTGAATGGGAAGCAGTTCGTTCGTATTTCTCAAATGGTGTTCGTAGAATGGTAGATCACCAGGTGGACTCGTATGAGGACTTTATTCGCAATAAGATTCCGTTGATTATTCAGTCAACACCTCCCATTACTGTCTGGCATGAACAAGATGAGACCCTCAAGAAGTACAAATATGAGTTCAAGTTATCGTTTGAGAACATTTCATACATCAAACCTCGTATCCAAGAAGCCACAGGACGTGTTAAACCAATGCTCCCTATGGAAGCACGCATTCGCAACTTTACGTATGCGGCACAGATGTATGTTGATGTCCGTTTCATTGCACGAACCTACAAGGGTCCATTGTTGGATACCTACGATGAGGAATCACGAGTGTTTGAGGGCATCAGTTTAGGAAAGATTCCAGTCATGCTTGGATCCAGTCTATGTTTGCTCAAAGATTATCCGTTGAGTCTAGAAGCGTATGGTGAATGCGCACACGATCCTCTAGGATACTTCATTATTCACGGTTCTGAACGAACAATTCTGTGCCAAGAAAAGGTTGCTGACAATCGCATCATGATTTTCCAGAACAAGAAGTCAACTTCCAAGCACTTGTACTCGGTTGAAATCAAGTCACTTCACGAGTCATTCACTCTTCCTCCAAAGAAATTGGAGATTCGCATCAGTTCCAAGTTCAATGGATACGGCAATCCATTGACTGCATGTGTTCCAAGGTTTCGTGAAGACATTCCAGTAGTTGTGTATTTCCGCGCACTTGGTGTTCTCACTGACAAAGAGATCACTCAAATCATCTGGGGATCGTTGGACGATCCACACGTAGAGTTATTGGCTGCATCCTTCCGTGACGCATCTGAACTTGGAATCTTTACTCAGCAAGAAGCGATTTCATACTTGACCAACCACTTGCAATATGGAACCAATCAAGAGGACAAGTGTGCCTATGTCCGTCAACTCTTGAACTCTGAACTCTTACCTCATGTACGATTTGCAGGTGAATTGACAACTACCCCGATTCATAATGCACGCAAAACCATGCTGATGGGTTCCATGATTCAACGATTGTTGCTGACCTATTGTAAACAGATTCCTTTGGACGACCGAGATGCGTATCCAAATAAACGTGTTGTGACCACTGGATCCTTGTTGACTCATCTATTCCGTCAATTGTTTCAGAAAGTCTGTAATGACACTCGCAATGAGTTTGTACAAGAAGTGAACAACGATACATGGAAACGAGGTGAAGCGCCTCGTCCAATGGAGATCTTGAATACCAATAACCTCTACAAGATTCTCAAACTCTCAGCGATTGAGGGTAAACTTAAGCAGGCATTAGCAACCGGTAACTTTGCGGTTCAAGGATTGGGTACAGTGTCTTCGATGTCCAATGCATCCAAAGTAGGTGTCTCTCAAGTCTTAGGTCGTATGTCCTATGCGGCAACCATCAGTCACTTGAGACGTATTCAAACTCCTGTTGAAAAATCAGGTAAGTTATTGGCACCTCGTAAACTCCACGGCACATCTTGGGGATTCATGTGTCCAGTGGAAACTCCAGAAGGTCATTCAGTGGGTATTGTCAAGAACATGAGTTTGCTAACTTCAATTTCACAACATGTTCCTTCAAGCACAGTGCTTCACTTTCTACAAGATGACGCACGATTGACTTGGATTTCAACACCACGAGTGTATACTGGAACTTCAATCACAGTGAATGGAGTATTGGTTGGATATACTGAGTCACCCTATGAAGTGGTTTCATCCTTGAAACTTGCAAAGCAAACTCGTCGATTACATCCACACATATCCATTGCGTGGTATACGATGATGAATACCATTTCAATTGAAACCGATGGAGGACGATGTGTTCGCCCTGTGTTCCGAAAAGGAGCAGAACCTCCTAAGGATCGAACAAGTTGGAATGAATGGGTTCAGTCTTGCGTGGACTACATTGACCCCTCTGAATCTGAGACGCTTCGTATCGCAATGACACGCGATGAACTAACTACTTCTCATACACATTACGAGATTCATCCTTCCTTGATTGTAGGTCACATGGCATCCACAATTCCATTGTCAGATCATAATCAATCTCCTCGTAATACCTATCAGTCTGCTATGGGTAAGCAAGCAATGTGTATCTACGCAGGCAACTTTGCAAAACGTCTGGACAAGAACGCGTATGTTCTCTGTTCCATTGCACGACCGATTGTAGAGACACGACCCATGAACATTCTGAAGATGCACGAAATGCCTTTCGGTATGAATGCGATTGTAGCGATTGCCTGTTACGGTGGATACAATCAGGAGGATTCAGTCATCATGAACAAGTCTGCAGTTGAACGTGGATTCTTCCGTGGACTCTATTACGGAATGTACAAGGATGAAGAGCATCGTAACGTAACATCCGGTCGTGAAGAGAAGTTCATGAAACCTCAAAAGCACGCAACACGTAAGTATAAAAACACATCGTATGAAGCAATCTCTGAATCCGGTCTTCCAATTATCAACTCAGTACTTCAAGAGAATGATGTAGTCATCGGTAAGGTTGTAAACTTACGAAATGATGCAGCAGGATACGCCTTTCGAGACGCTTCTACGACACACAAGAACTCAGAACCCTGTCGCATTGATGGAGTGTGGCAGGACAAGAATTCGGATGGATATCCGTTCATCAAAGTGCGTACCGTATCTGAGCGTATTCCACAAATTGGTGACAAAGTGTCTTCTCGTCATGGACAGAAGGGAACGATTGGAATGTTGATGGAAGAAGAGGACATGCCGTTCACAGCAAGCGGTCTTCGTCCAGACATCATTATGAACCCTCACGCAGTTCCATCTCGTATGACAATTGCTCAGTTGATGGAGAACATCTTCGGTAAGATTGGTGTGCGTAAAGGAACACTTGGAGATGGAACACCGTATTCGCACTTGAAAGTAGAAGACTTGAAGAAACACATGATCGACTTAGGAATGCATCCTTATGGTAATGAGATTCTCTACAATGGTCAGACAGGTGAGATGATGCAAGCAGAGATCTTCATGGGTCCTACCTTCTACCAGCGTCTCAAACACATGGTCATTGACAAGAAGCATTCACGTGCTCGAGGACCGATTGTATCACTAACCCGACAACCTTGTGAGGGTAGATCACGTGATGGAGGATTGCGTGTAGGTGAGATGGAAAGAGATTGTATGTTATCACACGGTATCTCGGTGTTTACCAAGGAGCGTCTGATGGATGTTTCCGACCCGTTCAATACAGGTCTTTGTAAATCGTGTGGAACACTTGCAGTTGTGAATCCAGTGGAAGGAATCTATGCGTGTGGTGTCTGTGGGAATAAGACGGACTTTATCATGAAGACCATTCCATACGCGATGAAGTTGTGGATGCAAGAGTTGGAAGCAATGCATATCACACCTAAGATGATATTGGAGTAGGGTCATCAGGTTGAACCATTGTATTCAAACTTTCACGAGAAGGTGATTTTGTCATTCCCATCTTACGCTCAATCGCATTTCTCCTACAAAGATATCCAAACCATCCTGCAACAATTACAAATCCAAGAAATGCTGCAACACCAATAGCCTCCATTTTTTAATTGTCGCGTTCAGTCTGAAAGTTTGTCTCTGCTTTAAACAAAATGCCTGAGACAACACCTGCCGGAAACTCTACTATGCCCGCAATGGGTCAATCTGCTGGACGCCGAGGAACCCGAAAGGGACCTTCTGCTAAGGCCTTGAAGCGAGTCCTCAAGGGACACGGACTCAAGACCACTGGTAAGAAGTCAACTCTCCGTGCCCGTGCAAAGAGGGCACACCTCTTGAGCAAAGCTTAAATTCTAACAATTACATAATGAAACGAACTCTTCGCAGACGACAACTACGAACTCGCCGTCTTCGTAAGGGTGGAGATGATGTTGCTGTTAATTATTCTACAGGATCAAATGAAGGAGCATCGGATATACAGGATGTACGAAGATCTCTACGACGAACAAATATTAAGTTATATGGAGGTAGCCTAACCTGTCGTTATCGCAAGAGGTCATAAACTAACTAACCAATACATGATTCTAAATAGAGTCCATATTGGTGCGTCGCCCTACCCTGTAAATAATTTTTCTCGCGCTTAAGCAAACAATATGGGTGGTGGTCTTCTTCAACTTGTCAGCTACGGTGCGCAGGACATCTACATTTCCGGCAATCCCCAGATTACATTCTGGAAGGTGCTTTACAAGCGCCATACAAACTTCGCCATGGAGTCCATTGAAGTCACCTTCAACGGCCAGGCCGACTTCAACAAGCGTGTGACTGCAGTCATCAACCGTAACGCGGACTTGATGTACCGAACATACGTCCAAGTCGTTCTCCCTGCAGTTGACTTTTCCTCAGTCACTCAGATCCAGCGATTCCGATGGCTCAACTACATCGGTCACCGTCTCATCAAGACGGTCGAGCTTGAGATTGGCGGTCAGCGCATTGACAGACAATATGGTGACTGGATGCAGATCTGGACCCAATTGTCTCAGGATGTCGGCACAACTGAGGCGCTCAACGACATGATCGGTAACACCCACGATCTCGTCCTCATGAAGGACAGGAGGGGTTATGCCTTGGATGCCTCTTGCGCTGGTTCTGAGCTCACCAACTCGTGCGCTCCCCGTGCAGGCACCCCAGCGCGAACTCTCTACATTCCTCTCCAGTTCTGGTTCTGCCGCAACCCGGGTCTTGCTATCCCTCTCATTGCGCTCCAGTACCACGAGGTCCGTATCAATGTTGAGTTCGAGCAGTGGATCAACTGCACCTACTACGAGTTGACTGTAGGTCAGACTGCACCTACCAGCATCCAGTCCTTGACTGCTGCTTCGCTCTACATTGACTATATCTACCTCGACACTGAGGAGAGACGCCGATTTGCCCAGCAGACCCACGAGTACTTGATTGAGCAACTCCAGTTCACGGGTGCTGAGTCCATCACATCCTCCTCCAACAAGATCCAGCTCAACTTCAACCACCCGGTTAAGGAGCTCGTCTGGGTTGTTCAACGAGATTCCTTCGTTGACTGCACACCTAACCAGGTCTTTATCCAGGAGGTCAACGGATGCCAACCATTCAACTACACTGATGACTTCAGCACAGAGGGCATCGTGATGGATGTGCTTGCCCGTGGTTCATTGGCTTCAGGTGGTCCCAGAACAAGTGTTCCTACAACACTTAACGATGGTCCTTCAGGTCCTTACCTTCCAGGTTTGGGAATCCCCGGAGTTGGTCCATCGCTCAACGGCGCATCATGGTTGGACTCAAATATTGGTGATGGCGGTAACGACCAAGCAATTGTCTTCGAGGACACGACCAACTACCTCCTCGCCAAGGTTATCCTCGACTCCGGAGTCAAGTGCGAAGGTAAGAACCCAGTTGAAGTTGCCAAGCTCCAACTCAACGGCCAAGACCGATTCACTGAGCGTGAGGGACGATACTTCTCCCGTGTGCAACCATTCCAGCACCACACCCGAACACCTGCTCAGGGTATCAACGTGTATTCCTTCGCACTCAAGCCCGAGGAGCACCAGCCATCAGGCACCTGCAACTTCTCCCGTATTGACAAGGCAACCCTCCAACTCACGGTGTCAGTCAACACAGTGCGATCTGGACGAACTGCTCAGGTCCGAGTGTATGCAGTTAACTACAACGTGTTGCGAGTGATGTCAGGCATGGGCGGCTTGGCATACAGCAACTAAACAACAAAACAAAAGAAAACAAAATCAAAATGTAGGTTAAACCTGACATACATTTTGTTTTAAATACGTCTATCTATGAATTGAAATGCATATGGAGATTCATTAAATTTGTAGAATGGTTCATATTTAACATTTTTTGTCTCTAGATCTTTTATGAAAGAGTCTATATGCTTATCACCTTCTAAAACAATCCTCATACATTGCTCTGCTGCTTCTGATATAGTAGATTCAGCCTCTTCTATGTTATCATATCCATAAGATAGACCCTTTAGTTTTCCAACCAAATCATACCCCATTGCATAATGCCATTCTGACTCAGAATATCCAGTTGGTGGATGCTGAACAACAACACATCCACAAATCAGTGCAATTATAACTAAGAATGTACATGGATCAAAGCAATAAAAGTATTTAGTCCTGTTGAATAGTTCAACTAACTCCTGTAAAGGAATCCTTGTTATTTCTTTTCCAGTGGTTAATTTCTTAATATTTTCATTAAGAAGTGCTTCACGTATACCTCGATCATACATTCCCTTTTTTACGACATAACATGAACCTTCCCTAGGTAGATTCATATTCTTCACAAAAGGATGTACGTACATTGCTCGTAACACCTTCGTAGGAAAATGATTCTTATCAAATGGTGCATAGTAATAGGTCATTTCATTAGAATCATAATCAGGATACCAATGAGATCCGTATCCTATGAACCTAACAATTCTCTTTGCTCTGAGAGGATTTCCAAGAATTGAGTCTATGTATATTACGACTGTTTCATCATCTTCTACGGTATTTTTATTAAAATAATTGGTATACACGTTGTTTTTTTCATAACCATGATGTCCGTATGGAAGAGATACAGTTGTATCGTGACCTCGGTCATTTAACCTTTTTGCAAGCGTTAATAACACAGTAAGTCCTCCATCAGTTTCTTGATAAAATGGTGAATGAAGTGCAACTACAAACTTCATAGGTATAGATTTAGACATAGTATTTCATTTAAACTTATGAAGCGAATTATCGATATTGCTTTTCAGACAAAAACTTCACACATTGGAAGTTCGCTTACAACCTATCCAATTCTTGAATCCATTTATTCTTCAAGGAATCCAGATGACAAGATTGTATTGTCAATGGGTCATGCAGGGTTAGCACAGTATGTTGCACTTGAAACTTTTAGAGGGAAAAATGCGTTTGAATTACATAACAAACATGGAACACATCCTCATCGAGACATTGAAAATGAAATTGATGTAAGTTCTGGATCTCTCGGTTCTGCAATACTTATTGCAGTTGGGATGGCATTTGCTAATCGTAAACGTGATGTACACTGTATTATTTCAGATGGTGAATGTGCAGAAGGAAGTGTATGGGAAGCGCTTTCATTTGCACATTTGAATAATCTTACAAACCTTAAGATTCACGTAAACATTAATGGGTACTCTGCGTATGATACAGTTGATACAGACTATCTTGAAAAGAAGTTACTAGCATTTTTTCCAAATGTTGTTATTTGGAAAACAAAATCACCTGATATGCCATGTATGACTGGATTAAAGGCGCATTATTCGGTTCTTACTGAATCTGAATATAGTTATTTACAAACAATTCTCTAGATTGGAATATGCGTCGAGAGTTTGCAGAGTATCTTTTTGATGAGATGAAGAAAAATGATAAGATCTTTCTTCTATCAGGAGATATTGGGTTTGGAATTCTTGATAAAATTAGAGATGAGTTTCCATCAAGATTTAAGAATGTTGGATGTTCAGAACAACTTATGATTGGAATGGCAATTGGTCTATCATATGAAGGATTTATTCCAATCTGTTACTCAATCACTCCTTTTGTATTGTATCGTCCATTTGAGATGATTCGAAACTATGTTGATTATGAGAGTGTTCCTGTCAAATTAGTTGGAACTGGTCGTGACAAAGATTACGGTGCAAATGGTTATTCACATTGGTCGGAAGATGATATTAGTGTACTCTCAACCTTTACTAATATTCTAAAATTCAAACCAGATGTACTAACTCGTGACGTGTTTGAATCGTTCATCTATAATAAAAAACCGTCATACCTTAATCTAAGAAGGAACTAATGAAGATATTTATTACTGGAAAAAATGGTTTCATTGCACAACATCTCATTGCAAGATGTTTAAAAGATAATCATCAAGTTGAAAGTTCTTCTCAACTTGATGACTTAGAGTGTTTACTTAATAATTTTAAACCAGACATTATATGTCATTTAGCAGCCGAACTAACTAACGAAGATAAGATGGTATCTTCTAACATCTTGCTAACCCATACGATTCTTGAATATTGCCGTAAGAATCATGTCGATAAGTTTATTCTTTTTGGATCTTCAAGTGAATATGGTCGTAAGGAGTCTCCTCTTAAAGAAACAGACCTCCTTGAACCCGAAACAATGTATGAAGGTACAAAAGCAGCAGCGACTCTTTTGAGTAGAGTATATTCATATACGTATAAAATCAATACAGTGGTTATTCGACCATTATCTGTATACGGACCTCTTGAAAAACCAAATAAATTAATAACACTCTTACTATCTGAAAAACTTAAAGTTATGAACAATGGATATCATGATTGGATATACATTGATGACTTTATTGAAGCTACCATGTGCATACTATACCATAAGTCAACCCTTAAATTTGACATTGTCAATATTGGACTAGGTGTTCAAAGATCAAATCAAGATGTTCATAGAATTGCAGAAAGTATATTGGGTAGAAGAATAGACTATGAATCTACTGCAAATAACCTTGGTGGAGGAGTTGATTCTGTAAATTGGGTTTGTGACAACACACATCTAGTAACAGAATACGGGTTTAAACCAAAAATCACACTTGAAGATGGAATGAAGAAGTTTTATGAACATTTAAGGTAGACCATATGCTTCATATAATACTCTTCTCCCCTAGGTTCGTTTCTAATTAACACTCTATAGTTTGATCTTGGATATTTTGATTCAATTGCTTCTTTAAACTCTTTGATATCATTTTGGGTCTTGTTCCATGTTGTAAGGATGAATGTTATATGACATAGAGGATTAGACATATAGTTTCTAAAATTCTGAATCCTCTTAGCATATCTTCGTTTCAACTCACTGTAGTTGTTATCAACAAAATGATTGATGCCACCACTCCAGTTTTCTGTAAGATATAAATCTGCTATACCAGGACTTTCATGAGTAAATTCAAAGTTATATAGAGTATTGTAGATTACCTTATGCGGAGTATCAGCATGATTGATCGGAGGTTGTAGTATTAAGTATTTTTCATCACATAGATACTTGAAGTCATCTTTTATACACTGAACTAATCCATCATAGTTTGTAGTCATAATGTCGAATGGACAGGTTTTATAACCATCTTTTTTCTGTTGTCTTAGTCCTGTAGCAACTCCAAATACTGCAGAACCACAGTTCCATCCTATTGATATTGCGATCTTTTTCATTTAGTAATTAACATACTATTTTTTGATGTTTGTTAAAGTAGTAGTTCTATGAAAGTATTCAGGTACATTAACTGCAGATCCTCCATTCTTAATTCCCCAGAAGTATAAGTCATATGGACTTGTGTTGTAGTAACTTGCATAACAAGTGAATGTATTATCTACATCAATTGCTGCATTCAAATCATCAAATGTTATATTCTTGTAGTAATCAGTCCATCCACTTACGTTTCCGATTGTTCCATATGAATCATTAGGTGATGTCCTGCGAGTACCGTGTTCTGGACGACCAGTTGATGCACATGTGAATACAAACAATCCACCAGGTTTTAACATTTCAATGATCTTCTTGAAAGAAAGTTCATACTCTGGATCATGTTCAAAACACTCGGTACTAATGATAGTGTCGAATGTATTGGGTTCATATGGAAGTGCGCTTGTCTTTGAAACAATTGTTACATTAGGGGCAGAAAATACATCATTTCCAACGTACATACACTTATTGAAAAGTGAAGCATTGTTGCCATTGATATCACCAGAACCAACGTCTAGAACTGTCTTTCCAGTGAAAGATGTTGGTAAATTCTTCTTAACAAATTCAGTGAATTGAACTGCTTCGGGGTGCATTTTATAGTTACACTTTAGTTATTCTTATGACAATATAACGTATCTCTGTTAAGTCTTTGACATGTGTAACCAACATTCCTAAATCCAGTAATGAGTATATTTACATTGTTATATAGATCACTGCCCGATGTAGGATGTACTTCTATAAACCACTTATCAACTATGTCAAAAAGTGGACGAATACACTCCTCTTTTAAGGCAATCATCTCGCTTCCTTCGATATCACACTTTATGAAATCAACCTTTTCAATATTTTGCTCTGTAATGAAACTGATTAAACTACGTCCTTTGACAGTGATTTGCTTTCCATACTTATTTGCTATACTGTTCATTGTTGTATTGGTTTCGTGCATGTAGAATGTAACATCTGAATCTTTATCAGAAATAGCAACATTTACTGGTATTATGCTTTCGTGATTTTCGGTAAATTCTTTAAGAAGCAAGAAATGTTGTGGAGTCGGTTCAAACGAATAAATCTTACTTGCACTACCAATACAATGAAGACTAAATAACCCAATATTAGCTCCAATATCAAAGATAACTGAGTTTGTAAGATTCAAGTATGAATTGTATAGTTTATCATTGTTTATCTGTTGTAGTATAAAGTCTGCAAAGTTACCAGGGTTATCAAAATGATTCTTAGCAAGTGGATTTCTACTTTGAATAAGAAGTTTATCACCTGAGTTTGTAGTAATTGTTCTTTCAAGGCAAATTGGAGACTCTGATGACATTTATCTATCGTCAATCATTTCTTTTCATCTTCTGAACGAGTTCTGTAAATGTAGTCTTTGGAACCCAACCAAGTTTACTTCTTGCTTTACTTGCATCTCCCATCAAAAGTTCAACTTCGGCGGGACGGTAAAATTCAGAATTCACTTTGACAATCACTCGACCGTTAACATCTTCACCATACTCATTAATACCTTGACCTTTCCAGATAATTGGACCCCATGCAGTCTCTAGAAACTCTCGGACTGTATGTGTTTCACCGGTTGCAAGAACATAATCATCAGGTACATCTTGTTGAAGCATTCTCCACATTCCTTCTACATAATCAGGAGCATACCCCCAATCTCGCTTTGCGTCTAAGTTACCTAGTTCAAGAATAAATTCAGGATCCTTTTTCAATCGTGCGATACCTTTAGTGATCTTGCGAGTAATGAACTCTTCTCCACGACGTTCAGATTCGTGATTGAACAGAATACCATTACAAGCAAACATTCGATAACTCTCACGGTAGTTTTTAACAATCCAAAAGGCATAGAGTTTTGCTACTCCATACGGACTTCTTGGATAAAAAGGAGTTGTTTCTGACTGAGGAGTTTCCATCACTTTGCCGTAGAGTTCAGAAGTAGATGCTTGATAGAATCGAGCATTGGTCAAATTCATGGATCGTAAGATTTCCAAGATACGAAGAGGACCCAGTGCATCTACATCTGCAGTTAATTCGGGTTGACGAAATGAGGTGTGGACGTGTGATTGTGCTCCAAGATTGTAGACTTCAATTCGTTTGTAATGAGAGACTTCCTCAAAGACAGAACGTAATGAATTTACATCTGAGAGATCTGCTTCTTTAAGAAAGAATCGCGGATGATTCAAAATACTTGCAATTCGTTCAGTATTGGAACGTGAAGTTCTTCGTGCAATTCCGTAGACATCGTAGTCTTTAGATAACAAAAGTTCTGCAAGATAGGATCCATCTTGTCCAGTAACACCTGTGATTACTGCCGCACGATTCATTAGTATACATTACACTGTCGTATTTAGATCATTTTTGGAAACAACTCAATTAGTTCTCTCATAAACTTTGGTTCAACACTACGATCTGTAGTTTGTTTTAACCTAAAATGATGGATATTTCTTGGAATACTATATTTATTAGTTTCTAATAACTCAGGCGTAACTAGGTCAATTCTATTTGAACTTGAAGTCATTTTGACCCCTAGATCATCTAACGCATAACTTATTGCAAGGTCATCTTGAAAAATATATGTATAGACCTTTTCCTTATTTCTTACAAGTAGTTCTGCTACATCTCTTGACATATACATTCCTGCTCCAGAGACAAAGTATCGAGAGTTATCCATTCCCATGACTCCTGTAAATAATCCAGTCATTTCTCTAGTTTTTAAATATGAAATGAGTCTAGGGTAATGCCAAACAGATGACAAATTAGTTCGTATTACATGTGTGAAGTTTGTATAATGAAGAAAGTATTCAATTGAATCAATGGTCTTAGCAGTTATACCTTCAAACGATTCAGTTCCTGGTAAAAACAAGGTATCATCATCTACTAAGATAGTCTCATTCACATTCAATGAATACTGAATGAATATAGTTTTGACAGATGGATGTGTGTTCTTTCTCCATTCTACTTTAAGTTGTTTGAACAGTGGATGTGTTTCACATGCAATTACTAACATTAGGATCTTCATTTAGACATATCCATTCATTAAATGTAAATGAATTTCACGTGGACATTAGAAGATGTTCTATGTACCGATCGTTATCTTGAGGCATTTCCAAACAACTATTCTAAGACCGATGTTTTCTATCATTATCCTCCAATAGGTTGGCGTGGAAAACAAGTCTATCCCCCGCAGTCTACACAGAACTTAATCATTTCAGGGCATTCAGATTATCCAATTACAGATCAAATTGCAAGACAATATCCAAAATCAAAATGGTTTTCAGTAAATACTCAATCATCTCGAGTCACAGGAATTCCACTTGGAATCACAAATAATACAAATGAATCGCCCCTTCATCGTATTTATGGAAACACTCTAGTGATGCTTGAGGTTGCCAAAACTCCTCGTGAAATCAAAAATCTCGTGTATTTGAACTTTAAGGTTGAAACCTATCCTTACGAACGAGAAATTATCCATCATATGTTCAGATCAAAACCATGGGTTACTTGTGGAACTCCAGTGGATACATTTGAAGGACGAAAGGAGTTTTTGAAGGAAATTCGAAACCACGAGTTTGTATTGTGTCCTCGTGGAAATGGAATTGATACACATCGTCTATGGGAAACCTTGTATATGGGAAGTATTCCAATTGTGAAAAATGACATTGCTCATTCCGAATGGCAGGACTTGCCCATTCTATTCATCAACAACTGGAATGAAATCACTGAAGAACGATTGATTGCCGAGAAGAAACGAATTGAATCTACATCGTGGAACCTTGATAAACTTCGCGTTGGTTACTGGATAGATCGTATCCGACGGTCTATATAATGAAGATCGGAACTATTGTAACAGCAACAGATCTAAATCCACTCTATTCTGACTTCATTCCAAACTTTATCAAAGCTTGGAATGCAGTTCTACCTGAAGCAGATGTTCATATCGTATTGATTGCAGACGCTATCCCTGAATCATTACTTCCTTGGTCATCAAATCTAAAATTATTCAAACCAATTGAAGGATTACATACAGCGTTTCAAGCACAATGTATTCGATTACTGTATCCTCGTGAAGTACTACGTGATGAAGGTGTTTTGATTACAGATATGGATATGCTCCCTGCAAATCGTAGATATTATGTGAACTCGATTGAACCTGCTCCAGACTCTGCATTTATCGTGTATCGTGATGTATGTTTCCCAGAGGAAATTGCGATGTGTTATAATGCAGCACATCCTTCTACATGGGCAAGTATGTTTGGAAGTGAATCAACTGAGACAATGCTACGTAAATGGTATGAAGGAACTCACTATGATGGAAATCATGGAGGTGTAGGATGGGGTACTGATCAAGTTATTTTTAAACAAACGTTCGATCAATGGTCTGGAGATAAGATCGTTCTTAATGATCAGATTACAAACTTCACACGGTTAGATAGAATTCATCCATGGAATTTCACAAATCTAGTGCAATTAAAAAACACACTCTTATTTGGTTATTTTTGTGATTATCATTGCTTACGACCCTATTCAGAACATAAAGAGATAAATGACTTTATTGTATCATGTTTGCAGGAGAAGAATTGGGTTTAGTAAAATTTACGAAACCTTTTCCATGGAACATTACAATGGTCAAAGTATTTTCTTTCTGTTTATACGGTCCTCCAAATCCACAATACTATCCAATACCAATTTTACAGAACATTTCCCTGATTGAAACTCATTTTCCTGATTGGAAAGTCTATTTATACATTGCACCTGATGTGGATCCTGAATTTTTAAAACAACTAGCAATCTACTCAAATGTAGTCATTCGTCCAACTGGAAAATTGGGTTCTATCAATATGTTTGAAAGGTTCTTTGCGATTGATGAACCTGAAGTTGAAATTATGATGGTTCGTGATGCGGATAGTCATGTTCATTGGAAAGATCGATGGGCAATCAATCAGTTTTTGAGCAATACTCAATATAATTCACATATTATTCGAGACAATAAAGAACATACATCTAAAATGATGGGTGGATTATGGGGTATGCGCAAAATAGATGGACTTGTTATTGAAGATCTCTATAAACTCTATAAAGAATCGCCTTCTGATCGAGGTTATGGAGAAGATCAAAGTTTTTTAACGGATTACGTATATCCATATTTATGGAAAAATGCGCTAGTTCATTATAGTAATAAACGCAGACTTGAAGGTGAAAATGCTGTACAGTTTCCATTTGAATACGTTAACGAAGTCTATTGTGGACGTTGTGATTTTGATAAGTTTGTTGATTCTCCACAAGCACCATTCTCTCCAGAAAAACCAGAACGTAGATTCAGATTTATCAATCAAAAACTCATCATAAAGACTTAAAATCTTGCTAGTCAATAAATGCATGTCAAGCAAATTGGATCTCGCGCTCAAGTTATGCACGGAACAGCCCACCACACAACCGGTGGACTTACTAAGGCAGACCTCAAGATGAACAAATGGGGTCGTATTGTCTCGCGTAAGAAGTCAGCTAAAATGTCCCACGGAAAAACTCGCCGTAACAAGTAATGCGATTAATCTCTATATTAAGTGCTGCGTTATGGGTTGATTTTGCTGTTATGGCACTTATCAAAGTTGTGCCCGCTCCTGTTTGGTTTCTTCCTCCAACCGGAGCACTCAGTCTATGGTATGATAAATTTGGTCTTGCAGCAGTCTCTGCAGATGTTCTAAGTTTATTTTTAGGAGTCCTTCTGGCTACGTTCTTATTCCCAGGGGCAAATGGACTTCAATTGGTGATGGCAGCAATCTTTGTACAGATGGTTCATGACATATTCTTTTACGTTGTAGTGATTCAGGGACTTCCTCAAGGTCAGAATGAAATGATTGATGTTTTCAAATCCTATGCAAGTGAAGGCAGTTGGAAGATCTTGGTTGCGGATGCGTTAATGATTACATCGGTAGTTGCACTTGCTCGTCTTTCTGATTTATTCTTCTCATATCGCGCTATTGCGTTTCAAGCATTATTAGGCATGTACTCATTGATTTATATTACCTATACTAAGTAATGGCTGGCGGATTATTCGGAACACACTTAGCATTAAATCCAAAATGCCTCGTGTTTTCTGCGTTTGTATTGATGGTCTATTGGATGCCTCATTTCAAGGCATGGCAACATCGTGTACTCATGGCATTCTTTCTTGCGTGTGTAGCGTATGTTCTGCTCGCATGGTATGATATGATTTATGATTGTAAAGATCGGTTAAAACCTACTGCTCTTGGATGGATGTGGGGTTGGGCAAAACCCCCTGAATACATGAAAGAGTTTGAAGCACTTCCTGAACGAGAGAAGAAGTTAGTACGAACCATTGATATTGTCATCTTGATTGGAGTTGTGGTCTTGTTGGTAGTTCCTTTCCTAGTCAAGAAGTAATGAAGGATTTCGTGGACGTCTTGATACAATCGGTAAACTGGAAACTAGGAAACTTTGATTTATTACCCATTCTCTTTGGCATTGTGATGGCACTCATTGACATCAATATGATGGGAACACTGAAGTTTGTCGACCAAGGAAAGTTAGCGTATGCGGTAGGATTGCCAATTGCTACACTTTTGTATGCGTTTCAACCATATGTCTTTCTGAAAGCGATGGCTCATTCCAACATGTTGACAACCAATCTAATCTGGAACTTAGCTTCTAACATTATGGTCACTCTTCTAGGTGTCTTTTTCTTTAAGGAGAAAATCAAAGGTTTGAAATGGTTAGCAATCGGACTAAGTCTCTTTTCATTAGGTATTTTTGCATATTCTGAGTAAAGTATAATGAGGACTCTGAAACAACGCCTCAGGGCAGCAAAAAAGAAGTGTAATCCTGGATATGACGTATATGATTACCGAATGAACCAAAAAGGCGAGTTCTGGAGTTGCCTTCCTGCTGGACTTAAACGCCGTCGCACACGTCGCAAAAGCTCCTCACAACGTCAGGTGCGTAGAAGAACTTAGACGCCGAACCTCCATCATACATAAATGAGCGACGACTTGATTGTAGCCAAGACGGTTCAAACATCGCCCATACGAACACTAGCTGAAGGGTTGAAGTCCATGTTAGTGGAGATGAGTTTGGTGTTTGATAAGGAGGGAATCCGAATGATTGCAATGGACAATACACGCACTGTGTTAACTCATATGCGTTTATATGCGTCCAAGTTTGAGAAATACGAATACAATCATACGGCACCTAAATTAGACATTGGTTTGAACACAGATCACTTTTATCGTATTGTCAAAACCGTGACAAACGATGATACAATTACTTTTTCAGTTTCTAAACATGAATCTAATCATTTGACGATTACCATTGAGAACGGTGAAAAGGGACGCAGAACCAAGTATCGTTTGAATCTGTTGGATCGAGATGATTCCGATATCACGATGCCCGAAACTGAGTTTTCAGCACACACAACGATTCCATCTCTAGATTTCCAAAAGATCTGTCGTGATATGACCTTGCTCTCCGCAAAGACTGTTGAAATCAAAAAGGTAGGTGGTATCCTGACATTCACGTGTAAAGGTCCGTTTGCACAACAAACTGTTACAATGGGTGATGCGGTTACCGACATAGCACCTGGAAAAGGTGAATCCGATGCGATTGTCAGTGGAACCTATTCCCTTCCTCACTTAGTCCTTTTTACGAAATGCTCCAACTTGTCTAATAATCTTGAACTCCATATGAAGAATGATTGGTTCTTGATGATTCGTTATGTCATTGCGAATTTGGGTGATATCAAATTGTGCTTGATGCCTTGCTCAACTTAAAAAATAGAACTAATGTATAATGAATCGAGCTTGGCCCGAACCTAATGAATTGGACGAGATGGAACGTGATGATCTTCAAAGATGGCAAGTTCGCTGGAACCGAGCAAAACGTGGAACTACTGAATACAAAGATCTCAAAGAAATGGCATGGACTGGAATGTATGTTCCTGAACCAGGTGAATCTGCCATTGCTTATGATTCCGGTGATTCAAGAGATCCAAAACTTTTACCTAAATCAAAACGTCCTTACTTTCGCTCTCCACCTGGAAAAGGTATTGCATTCACTGGAACTCGTAAAAATGTTCCTAACTTAGCGAAAGGTGGACGAAATCGCACACGAAAAAACACACAAGGAGGTGAAATCGTGTCCGTTCTTTTTAACATTCGTGATCAAGTCAAGTTGTATCATTGGCAAACACGATCGTTTGCGGAACACAAGGCAACCGATGATTTAATTGGAACCTTGGACACCAACATTGATAAGTTTGTTGAATCCTACATGGGACGCTATGGACGCCCGCATGTACGAAAGACACTTCCCGTGAAAAACTTGACTGTCTCTGGAATTCGGAACTTCATTTCAAGAAGCACCCAATGGTTGTCCACATCACTACCACGCAAAGTTAAAAAGACAGATTCAGACTTGCTGAATATTCGTGACGAGATTCTATCGGATTTGAATCAAGTCAAGTATTTGTTCACACTTTCCTAATTACTTTCCTCGTGTGTTGTGTGCTTTGTAGACGATATCGTCTGTTCCTTTCATCTTCATTGTTGGCGCAAAGAGTTTCCGATCCGTAATGTTAGTTGTTGTATTCCAAACTTTAATAATATGAAATTGTCCCTTGGGTGACACTGAAACACCCACAATCGCTTCTTTGTAATTGGTTAGAAAACCATTGATAAAGCAGTGTGCCATTGCATCAATAAACATTTCACAGGTTTCACGTGCATCCACTTTCTTAGACCACGCACCTCCACGAATATGTTCTGGCGCCTCCCATAGTGGACGGTAACCGTCTCGCATGAAGAAGAACATGCCGGATTCCCATGCGTCTTTGGAGATAGCATCAATCACGGTCCAGAACTCTGCCGGTGTGGAGAGCGTTGCAATATTTGTATACGATTTTTCAGAGTAGTCACTGTCATTCGGGTCATGATACCAGAGGACCCATTTGTTCGGCATTATAGTTGAATCAGACATTGTAACGTCTTCTATTTTATTGACTAGGTTTCAATCCATTTTTTTTGCCGTAGAGTCGTTTTATTGGAATTGTCAAACTTCCATATTTAATTGAATCCACAAATTGAAATGGTTTGTAAACGGGAACATTGAGTATATGAACACCATCGCAAACCAAAATAATAGATGCAGTATCCGGAATTACGTATCCTGCTGCTCTCAGAGCATCATGATACGATTTGATTTTCTTAAATTTTGATCCTCGAATAATCGTAGATCCAATTCTTGCCATTGGTTTTTCAAGAAAACTGAAACATGTCCCCATTGATAGAAAATGGATATGATTCTCTAAACAGAAAAGTAGTAGGCTACCATGGATATCTCAACACTCTACTCATTAAGAACTGTACCCCGACCCCCTTTGAATGAAGCAATACGAACTCTGATCTCAAAATTGAAAATTACTTTTAAACCCTCCTTTCGTCGCCCAACTGTTCGCAGGGCACATGTTGAGGAAGTCTCCGTCAACTGGAGAGAACTCGCACTGGTCTCCTTGCATCGCAAGGTTCGCGAGAAAGACGACCCAGACTACGACGAGGTCAATGCGTTCTTGAACAAATTGACCAAACAAACTTATGACAAAATGATGGTTGGCATCATGGAGAAACTGGACAAACGTGATTCCATGTTCCGACTCCGTGTGACCACCTTGTTGTTTGACCGAGGCGTTACGCAAACCTTCTATGCTCCACTGATGGCAGATGCATACAAGGACATTGCGAGCGCATACCCAGACGCTCGTCAAGATTTGCTGACTCAAGTCACGATGTTTGACACGCTCTACGACAACGCAAATGTCACTGTCGTTCCAGTTCATACCGATCCTGGATACGAAGAAGCCATTCTCAAATGGTACAAACAAAAGGAGAAGAAACGTACCTTTGCAGTGTACGTTGCTGAACTCTTTGCTCGCGAACTCATTCCACACGAATTGATGTCTGCGTTTGTCAAGACGATTGCCGATGATTTGAAAGAATCCATCAAACAACCTAAGACACCTACAGCAGAAGAACATGTGGACGCTCTAGTTCGATTCGTCTTTGCAGTTGCTGCTAAAGTGCCTGAAGTCAAGGATCCTGTCAAACAGGTTCTTGCGATTCCTAAATCTGAAACACCTTGCCTCAATATGAAATCCCGATTCAAGCTTGAAGATTCTCTGAAGTTATAGTCGCGGTAGAACAACTCACAAGAAGTCCTTGCGTCAAAGAAAATGAGTGCTGTGCCCTCTGCTACTGTTATGGCTGCTGCTGCCAAAATTGCGATTGACCAAGATCGCCCGATTTACCTAGACTATTACAACGACAGTATTGAGAAGAAGTGCTGTATTGGTGTTCAGGATACTACTAAATTTTTAGTTAAGTCCGACACTGAGTATACCTCGCCCATTGAATCCATCTCTCGCATCAAGGAAGACAATGTCTACATTGTCCTCACAGAGAACAGTCTTTACATTGTCTCTTCCGATATCCCTGTTAAACGGATTGTGGGTTCTACTTCATAATGGACTTCCCTCCTCCTCATCGTATTTTATATGAATGTTTGAATGATCGTGAAACAAAAACACTTTGGGATGCTTACAAGACTAAGTACGCAGATCAGTGTGAATTTGAGGAAGTAGATGCTGCTTTATCCAACTCTATGGATGACTTTGCAAAATGGTTTGCTCAATGGATTGCTTTTGCACCTGAACGACGCTCTACACGTGTTCGTGTTTTATTAGTCTGGCATGCTCACTTTTTAAGTTTAGCATGCCAACAGATGTTACGTAGATCCCTTGAACAACGTTCGTTTCGTTGTAGAGTTTGGTTTCATATAGAAGAACCTTTATTACAATCTGCCATCGTATCACGATGTATTGTGACTCGTGTTCCTTCCTATCAACATAGACCTATTGTTTATGGAACGTTAGATAGAAGTTTATGGGACGATCCAAGGAAGTTTGAAATGGAATTAGAAGCGTCTAACCTATAGAATAGTAGTATGAGGGTGTTTACAGACGGTTCTTGCACCAGTAATGGACGAAAAGATGCGAAAGCAGGTTATGCTGCATGGTTTCCCGATCATCCTAGTTGGTCTTCAGCACATCGAGTTCCTGATGACCAAGATCAAACCAATAATCGCGCTGAATTATCAGCTATTCTACTTGCAGTGAAGACCTTAGAAGATCGTGGAGAATTAGAGTGCGACTTGGTGATTTATTCAGATTCTGAGTATTGTATCAACTGTTTAACGATTTGGATTACTGGATGGGTGAATCGAGGATGGAAAACGGCTGCTGGAAAAGACGTGCTTCATCAAGATTTGATTAAGGATATTACCTCTCGTCTTTCCAAGTTCAAGTCACACCGATTTGTTCATATTAAGGCACATACCGGAGGTCTAGATGAACTGTCCAAACACAATGATACAGTGGATAAGATGGCACGTGAAATTGTAGAAGGAGTTGTTCATAAACCTGAAACCGTTGTAGTGGATGAACTCTTTCCTGGATGCCCTTTGCGAATCATGGGCGGTCCGATACAGCAAAAGGATATCGTCTTGTGGATGCGTGGATGTTTGAACACATTGGACAAAGACTTGGTTGACAAGCACTTGTTCAAGGCGTTTACGGAAATGTGTAAGTCACGAGATGTCAATTTAACGAAACAGGTCATTGCACGAACCCCTGTAATTCGCGCTTCGCATGGTCATTTACAAACAAATGTCGTAGAAAAGGTAGAATGAGTATCGAAGCGTTTCATTTTTGGTCACCCTCTTGTACACCATGTCATGCCATCAAACCGGCAATTGAGGATTTGAAGGAAGAGTTTGATGACGCAAAGTGGACTTCTGTGAATACCCATATTGATCCACATGGACTTGGAAAGAAGTTTAATGTTCAAGTCGTCCCTACGATTGTGGTCTTGAAAAATGGCGCTGAAGTGGGTCGTCATTCAGGAACCAATATGATTGTGTATTATAGTTTGCTCAAGAAGGCAAGATCTATTTAGGACAGGTAGTTGCCGAAGCAGAACCTACTCCACCACCCGTTTTAGGTCCAGAGGTCGCATCTTGAACACTTTTAGTTAACCAATCTTGTTGAACGGGTTCACCGTTAGGTCCAATGACATAGACAGTTCCATCTGCCGCAGAGTAGGTTCCATCTGCGTTTTTAGTCATAGACGATAAGAGTGGAGTTTTTGGAAGACCATGAGAAGGTAGACGTTCCGGTATAGTCGATTGAACAATCCCATATCCCGTACCGCCAATAATGAACCCCTCTGCGAGAGCAATCACCGACTTGATTCCAACACTGCCTACCATGTTGTCGCACGTGTTGAGTTGCCAGACTTGAAGACCAAATAGCAAAGGAAACGTAAGTGCTGTAGCAACACTGTCAAGAGCATTACGGTTATTCCACAAATCCAACAAGTAATACCAGAAGATTGTGGCAGTCACGACCAATCCTTGAGGTGCATAAGGACTCTTCAAGGATTCAAATCCATAGACTTCACATCCATTCCATGCACTCATCGCTCCTCCAATCGTCTTACCTATTCCTTTCCAAAGGTCATCATCTCCGTATTTATTTGTTGTAGTTGCAGTTGGAACTCCTGAGTTGGTTTCTGGAGTCATAATTAACTTATAGACATCTCCAACAAGCGCAGTCACACCTGACCAAAGGAACTGCATAGCATAATGTATTAGAATTGATAACAACCCTACAAGACTTGGAATTGAATATGCACCGCGGAGTGAGAAAATATCCGCAAGGATTCCGAAGAGAATCAGAATATGAGGAAGGAAGGTAATTGAATCTGTAAACAACATACCCACTCCAGGAGGAGCGTTAGGAACGGAGGGGCGAGTTCCTTTCAAATAATAAATAGTTGCCAAAACCGAGACAATTGCCGTAACAATCGCAGTCACCAGTGCTGCCCACCATGGGATCATCTCCTGAGGAGGTGGAGGTGCAACTGTAGGTGGTGGAGGAGAAACTGTAGCAGGTGGTTTAGATGCCATTGTCTTTCTCCTATACTTGTTTTATAGGATAGATACAATGGGAAATACATCTTCACAACCAGCACCAGCACCCCCACCACCAGCACCGTATGTTCCGCCTGTAACTGCTAAATTTGAACGACCCGCAAATTCAACAACTCTTGCACTGTCTGTCAAAAATAGTTCAAGTTGTGATACTTGTAAAATCATATTAGATCCTACACTTTCATCATCAACTGTTACGCTGACACGCGATATCTTGGGCAAGATTAATGCGTCTCAAAAGGCTCCTTCGGATAGTTGGACATGGGATCGGTTTGTTATTTTTGAAAATGGAGTTCCTACACTATTTGAAACTGATGCAGACATAGATAAACGTTGTGGGTCTCGTTGCACCTATAAACGAGCCGATCCATCTGTATTTGGACAAACTAAAATGAAAGCTTCTGGATGTGGAGAAGATACAGATGTAGGTCCCGATGGAACCGTTGTGTTAAAGTTAGGCTCTGCAGGTGCAAATCGAAGCAATGTAAAGTGTCACTTTAGAGATGATAAAAACGCATGGGAAGCAGACCAAAAACTTACATCTAAACGATCACAGACCAGATCTTCTGATAAAATGGTTCGTATTTGGAATCCATCGGATGATCCAACGGATCCAGACGGTAGTATTGCAATAAATTACAACAACCACGGGGCACTTACAAAACTTCACATTAAACCTACAATTCCTTTCAAAATTGAATTTAATCCTTATTGAAAATCTGTAGGCGATAAGAGTAATGGGAGCAGCACCTTCACAACCAGCACCGCCTCCACCTCCGCCTCCTCCACCACCTCCGCCTCCAGTTTCACCGTTTCCCTCCTGGTGGTTTCCTAATGTTGCAAATCCAATACCTCCACGTCCACTACGATTCAATGAAACTACGGACTTGATGAGTTTATATCATCCATTCCCTCTTCGTATGGATACAATCGGTTCAGGTACAAATATTCAATATGATGCATGTCTACAAATTGGCGAATTTAGAACAAAAGGACGAGATCCTAATAGGAATGTTTTTTTAATTCCATTGAAGGTTGATGCAAACCCAGGCGATGGTGCCAAGTTCATTAATACACTTGGAAGTAAGATTCCTGCAATTGTTGCTGCTCAACCAGATCGTTTGCTTGGATATCCAGATACAGATGTATCATTGGGTGCAGATTGGAGTCTTGCAAAAGTTTTGAAGGTCAATCGTTCTTTTTATACATGGGTGACTTCAGAAGGAACACGTGTGATCGTCATGGGTGAACCTATTTTGATTGCTGGAGCAGATATGGAAGCTATTAAACGTCTTCCAGTAACTCCACCTGCAGATGTGATTCATGAAATCACATCGGTTCGATACAAACCTGCTCCACCGATTGATAAACGAGGTAACCCAATTCCATGTCCTAACAAAATGCTTCCTGTGATTCCATTACCTACAAATGGATTTAAACCCGATGTAGAAGGAACTGATTTTACAGCGTACATAATGGGTCCAGTTCTTGTTTTGATTGTAATCCTATTAATTTGGTTTGGATTGAAGATGGCAGTAGGTCCTACAGGAACATTACTTAAAAGTGTAGGAGAATCATTGGGTAAATCTCTAGCAGGTGGATATGATGCACTCAAGAAAGCAAAACTGCCGGTGATGCCGGTGATGCCCGCAATGCCCGCAATGCCCGCAATGCC